AAATAACTGCTTATGCAAATGAGAACGGGTGGTTTGATTCTGATTTAATCAGGTTTAGAAAAGGTCACCCGGAAAAGATGGGTGGCTGGACCCGTCTGAGCAGCAGCCTTATTGAGGGGATAGGACGTTCCCTGCATACATGGGCAGCCCTCGATGGGTCCAAGTATATGGGTGTTGGGACGGAATCCAAATTCTACGTCGAAGAAGGTGGGGGATACAATGACATCACCCCTATTCGTTCTACGGTTACACTGGGGACCGACCCTTTTACCACTGGGGCCGCTGCAAGCGCCGGTTTAACGGTAACTGCCCCAAGTCACGGAGCCGTAGACGGTGATTTTGTAACATTTTCAGGAGCCACTCTATTTGACGGCATTACCGCCGCGCAACTCAATACTGAGTTTGAAATAACCGTTGTCACCCCCAACAGCTACACAATTACCACGTCTGGAAGTGCGTCATCAGGATCTACGGCGGGTGGTGGATCGGCGGTTTCGGCGGTGTATCAGATCAACACAGGTTTAGCTACCGTGGTTGGCGGTACGGGGTTCGGTGCCGGTTTATGGGGTGGCGCTACGGCTTCTTATTCCCTCACGACCCTTAATACCACGGTCAATGATTCCGTTACCTCTATCATTCTCACAAGTGCGTCTGATTTTGAAACATCGGCTACAACCATCACTGCAAATCTTACCATAGCCAGTACGTCTATCCCCCTTGCTGATTCTTCCGGTTTTCCTGACAAGGGGACGGTCAAGATCAACAGCGAAAATATCAGATACGGAAACAACGCCAGTAATACACTGAGCGATCTGACACGGGAAACGGACGGCACTACGATTGCCGCTCATACCAACGGAGATGCCGCAACTTTTGTGGGATTAATTCGTATTGAGGATGAACTTATCCAGTATACGGGGAAAACCTCCCATACCCTGGATACAGGGGTTGTGCGCGGTGCCCGAGGAACAACAGCCGCCGCCCACAGTAGCGGCGTCAATGTTGCGGAAGCTAATGATTTTGTTGGATGGGGTAAGGCTTCGGCTATCGCCGCCACTGTCGGGGGTAATATCCGGCTCTGGTCTCAGGATAACTGGGGCGAAGACCTTGCCTTTGCCGTTTTTGACGGAACACCTTACTACTGGGACAAGACACTTGGTCTAGCCGCCAGAGCCACGGACCTTGCATCCCAAAGCGGTGCTTCCGATGCGCCTACCATCACACGGCGTATCATGGTATCCGGTGCAGACCGGCATCTGGTCTGTTTTGGCTGCAACCCTCTCGGCGAGACTGAGCAGGATCTTCTGATGGTACGCTGGTCGGATCAGGAAAGCCCGTTCGATTGGACGCCGACATCTACTAACACAGCGGGAAGCTCGCGCATTTCAAGTGGTTCGGAAATTGTTGCAGCACAGAAAACGCGGCAGGAAATGCTGATATGGACTGATACATCCCTTTATGCCATGCGCTTTACCGGTCCTCCTTTCGTATTCAGCATCAGTATGCTTGCGAATAATGTGTCCATTTTAGGGCCAAACGCTGTCACAACCGTGGGGGACAAGGTTTTCTGGATCGACCGGGAAAACTTCTATGCTTACACCGGACGGGTTCAGGTGATCCCCTGTACCGTCCTTCGCTACCTTTTTGACGACGTTAATCTGGAACAGAGCTTCAAGTTCTTCGCGGCTCCCAACAAGACGTTCGACGAGGTTTTCTGGTTCTATGTTTCATCAGCAGCTACTGAAATAAACCGCTATGTTAAGTTTAACTTTACTGAGAATACATGGGATATAGGAACCTTATCCAGAACAGCTTGGGTGGATTCCGGTATCCATGATAATCCCAGAGGCTCCGGGATCTCGGACAGTGTAAACTACGTCTATGTGCATGAAAACGGAAACGATGCCGACGGTGCAGCCATGGGTTCCTTTATTCAGTCTTCGGATTTTGATCTGGCTCCGGACGGGGATCACTTCATGTTTTTAAGCCGCCTTATACCCGATATTTCGATTACGGATACGAGCGTCGATTCCTCGGGTTCAGTAGATTACATACTTAAAACAAGGAATTTTCCGGGGGACAGCTATACGACCAATTCAACGAATACCGTTACCCCCACTACCCAGCAGTCTTTTTTAAGAGCCCGCGCCCGTCAGGCTGTTTGGCGCGTCGAAAGCGCGACGACGGATCTGGGCTGGACGCTGGGTGATCTAAGGCTGGATGTCCGCCCGGACGGGAGAAGGTAATGGCCCGCTTACTCGATCACAGTATGCCCATGGCCCCTGATCAATATGACGCGGACATTTTCACCCGCATACTGCGTGATCTGGAAATGGCGCTTACGAAAACGGACTTACCAGCCGTTGTAAGCGGAAAGGATGACACTAATGGTATAAGCTGGTTTATGGATTGAGTTATGGCATCAGCCTATAAGAATATAGGAAGTCTGGTTGGTTCCACAGGGGACGTTACGATCTACACCTGCCCTGCGGCTACTGAGGCCATCATAAAGAACATTAACTTGTATAATTCCCATAGTGGAACTATAGTTATATACCCTAAGATAACCGACAGTTCAGCTTCCGTGACGGTTACACTGGAAAAGTTTAGTCTTGTAACTGTCGGGCAAACGTCTCTCTCTGGGCCCTTTGTACTGGAAACCAGTGATACGCTCATATTTAACTGCGACGTAGCNTCAAAAATCTACGTTTTTGCAAGTGTTCTGGAGCTTTCATAATGGCGGTACAACTCACTCACCAACGTCTTTCCAATGGTCTTCAATCTCTTTCCGAAGCCTCCCCTGATTATGAATTAGCTCCTGTCGGCATTGCCTCAATGCACGATCAGGCGCAGAAGCTGGCAGAAGCTGGCCGCAACGGCGACATATACGTAATTCACGCGGCAGAGGGGGAAACCGTTATCCCCATGGAAGTCCTCAATGCCAATCCCCAGATCAAGCAGCTTCTTTTTGCCCAGATGAAAGACATGGGCCTTGACCCGCAGGAATTCGTTGTAGGCAACGAACTGAACAGCATCAACCCTGTCACGGGTCTGCCGGAGTTTTTCTTCAAGAGCCTCTTCCGTTCCGTCAAGAAGGCGGTCAAGAAAGTATTCAAGTTCGCCAAGAAAATAGCGCCCATAGCAATACCCATAGCAGCTAGTGCCTTTGGATTTCCGTTCTTGGGGACTGCGTTTCTCAAAGGTACTTTTGGCGCTGCCGCCCTAGGTTCCGGATTGGGAAGCCTTGCAGGGGGAGGAAGTCTGAAGGACGCCTTTAAATCCGCCCTTATCGGCGGCGGCATATCTACCCTCGGATCAGGCTTGGTCAAAGGTTTTGGGGCTACGGGCGAACAAGGATTTGGCGAACAATTTATGAAGGGTGTAGGGGAATCCTTTACCGGAACACAAGCTGCACCATCAACTCTTGGACAATTCTACGAAGACAAACTGGGGATTCCGGAAATATGGCCGGATAATATGTATGGGGATTTGGCGGAAGATGCTGCTCTCAAGGCCCGTGGTGTTGATTATGCTTCTCTAAACAAGATACCGGTAGGAGGAGAAGCTGGCGCTGTGGAAATCGTTACCTCTCCGGAACAGGTGGCGAAAAACCTGGCTGCTACTGATCCAAATCAATTTGTCTTGAATAAACCAGTTGAGCTTGCACAAGCAACTTCACGACAAGGAGGGACTGTATTAAATCCTTTCGACGCAACAGTAACAGAGCCCGATTTTTTACAAAAAGCTGGGCAGTATTTTCCGACCGCAGGACCCGAGTTCAAGGGATCGATTGGGGCAGAGGCACTAGAGAGAGCTAAAAACGTTGCTTATGGCAAAGAAGTAGAGGGTTTTATTGCTGCCCATAACCTTGATCCCAATAATTTGTCCAGCGTCGCAGCTATTAATGCTCGGAAAGTGGGTCAGGCCGCCGCAGATAAAATCACAGCAGCTTCGTTAAGTCCGGGTACAGTGCAGCAATGGGGTGCTACAGGGGCTCTTGGTTTAGGTGGCGCATATGCTGGCGGCATGTTTGACCCGCCGGAAGAAGAAGAAGAAGCCACTCGGGAAGATTTATCTGGTTTTACCGCTGGGCCAACTGGGGCTGAGTTATTTGAACTAGACCCGGAAAAATTTAAAATGCAGGGCAGGGACCCTTTCCAGTTTACGCCGTCAACAAATCCTTTCGTTCCACCTACCCTGTTTGCAGCGGACGGAGGCATGATCAATGGTCCGGGAACCGGGACTTCCGACAGCATCCCCGGCTGGCTCTCGGACGGCGAATTCGTTTTGACCGAAAAGGCGGTGCGCGGTGCAGACCCCACGGGCCAAGGACGGCGGCAAGCCGGAGCAAACAATCTCTACAACATCATGCGTAACTTCGAGATGAGTGCGTAGAGATGGCTGATAAAACCATTCAGGAACAAATTATCAGGGAAGCCCCTGAGATTGAGGCCATAAAACTGGGACTTCTAGGATCAGCCAAAGATCTCGCCGACATCCCCATTCAGTTACCAGAACAGCAGATTGCTCAATTTCAGCCTCTTCAGCAGGCCGCTTTTACTGCCGCCGCGCAACCGGGAGGAATAGGCGGCTTTCAGCCTCTCCTTGCACAGGGAACCCAAACTCTCGGAACGGGTCTTTCTTCACTGGCCGGATCTGCCGGTTTATTTCAGCCTACCGACCTTTCGGCTTTCACCAATCCCTTTCAGCAGCAGGTCATCGACACGACATTGGCTGAACTGGACCGGCAGGGCCAGATCGAACGCAACAGGCTTGGAGCGCAGGCCGTAGCTGGCGGTGCTTTCGGAGGCAGCCGCTTTGGTGTCGAAGGGGCAGAGCTTACAGGCAGGTTACAGGATGCGCGGGCGCGGGCCTTGGCGCAGCTTAACCAGCAGAACTTCCAGCAGGCCCTTCAGACGGGGCAGTCTTCTTTCGAGAACCAGCAGCGCAGGCTCCAGCAACTGGGCCAGCTTCAGGNGGGTATCGGAGGTCAGCAGCTTGGAGCCGCCCAACTGTCGCAGGCCGGGGCGCTGCGGGATATCGAAGCGCAGCAGAAACTGGGTCTCCAGCAGCAACAGCTACAGCAGGCCGGTCTGGACGCGGCACGGGCG